CCCCTCGCCGTCAGGGCCCACGAGGGACTCCTCGCTGTCCCTTTTCTCATTCCGACTCCGCAGTGGCTACACCCTCTGGACTTGCCCGGACTATTCGTGTTCCTTCAGCTCCTGAAGTTCCCACTCCTCGATCTGGCGCTCGATCAGCATCCGGATAACGGCTGAGATTGTGACGTCCCTCGCCCGGCAAAGCTTCTTGAACTTGATTTCGGTCTCCGCTGGGAGAGACCCTGCAATTGATCCCATTGTTACCTCCTCGAATTATGTTGTGCTTCTAATATAATTATATAGGGTGACAAATTGGCAAAGCTAGTATTCCTCAACAGGTTTCTTTGGCAGCTTAATGGAGTGCTTGATGGTTCATCAAGACTTGGTATATTTAACAGTAGGGACCAGCTAGTGTTACCTTGCGTCCACTGGTATCTCACGTCTCACGTCTACCTTATAAAAACTCCTGTGAGAGGAGTTAAATGTGTGTTAGCTGTGAGACACTTGTGTGATGTGAGTTACCGGGTAAATATACAAACGAAGAAACCCGGTGGGAACACTCGTGCAACTCAAATGGTACCCATAATATAATGAAAGCGTGGGCACTGTATTCAGCGGACACGTTAAGCTCCGAGTCATTCGTGAGCTTGCGATGGAGGCTGTCTCAGTAAAGGCCCTCGCGGAGCGCTATGGCGTGACCCCCGTTACGCTGCACCAGTTCGGCAAGCGGCACGCCGACGAGATCGAGCAGGTCCGCAACGCCATTCTCGCTGGGCTCGACAACATGACGGTGGGCCTCTGGATTGCGGACAAGGCAAACCGCATCGCCGAATACCAAGAGGACATTGAGCGCATTAACGACGTGCTCGATAAGGGCCTGACGAACGACGGTACGAGCTTCCTGAAGATCAAGCACGGCGCAATGAAGGCCGTCGCGGAAGAGCTGGCCCAGCTTCCGACTCGCAGCGCTCCTGTGGATGCTGGGGATAGCACCGTTGTCGCCTACACCATTACCAAGCCTCAAGACCTGCCCTAGCACACGGTGCTGGGTCAGCGGACCGGCCCGCCGGGCGACGGAATCGCCGGCGCAACCAACCCGCCTGCAAGGTGATGTAGGCACTGGCGGGCCGGTCTCAAACAAAGGAACTGAATGCCAGTCATCGAGCACACGTACAGTCCGCGAGGGGCTGCACGGGCTCTGCTTGGCTGTTCCGACCCCGAAGTGCTGATCAGCGGCCCAGCTGGAACGGGCAAGTCGAGAGCGGCACTGGAGAAGATTCTGTGGCTGGCACTTGAGTATCCGGGTGCACGCTTCCTAGTCGTACGGAAGACAGCGACCAGCCTGAAGACTTCCGGAGCGGTGACGTGGCGAACGGCCGTCGCGAACGAAGTCCTGCTGAACGACATATGCCAGTTCAAGGTTGCGGACCAGCAGTACGTCTTCGAGAACGGTTCCGTCGTGGTGCTGGGCGGCCTGGACAAAGCTAGCAGGATCATGTCCACCGAGTACGACGTGATCTTCGTTCAGGAAGCTACGGAGCTAGTCGAGGACGACTGGGAGTCCCTGACGACCCGGCTGCGCAACGGTGTCGTTCCCTTCCAGCAGCTCATTGCGGACGCGAACCCGTCCACCCCTACCCACTGGCTTAAGGCCAGGTGTGACAAGGGTACGACGACACTCCTAGAGTCCCGGCACGAAGACAATCCGGTCCTGTTCAACCTCGACAACGGGATACGGCCTAACGGTCAGGCCTATCTTGCCAAGCTGGACAACTTGACCGGAGTGAGGCACGCACGCTTGCGCAAGGGCCTTTGGGTCGCTGCTGAGGGCGTTATATATGAAGACTTCGGTTCGATTCACCTGATCAATCGATCCGATCTCCCGCCGTTCGTATCGGTCTGGTGGTCCGTTGACTTCGGGTTCACGAATCCATTCGTCCTGCAGTGCTGGGGCGAGGATGCCGACGGACGCCTTTACCTGTACCGGGAGATTTACCACACGCAACGGCTAGTCGAGGACCACGCCAAGACAATCCTCTCCATTGTCGCAGCGGACGGTAAGTGGATCGAGCCGAAGCCCCGTGCGATCATTTGTGACCACGACGCCGAAGGTAGGGCGACCCTAGAACGTGCTCTCGGCCTGAACACTACTCCGGCACAGAAGGCCGTTACCGAGGGCATCCAGCTCGTACAGACCCGGCTGAAGGTCCTACCTGACGGTAAGCCTCGGCTGTTCATCGTTCGTGACGCCCTTGCACGACGTGACCCCAACCTCTCGGACGCTAAGCGGCCTACGTGCACCGTCGAAGAGCTTCCGGGCTACGTCTGGGACCCCAAGAAGGAGGCTCCGATAAAGGAAGACGACCACGGCTGTGACGCAATGCGCTACATCGTGATGCATCGGGACTTCCGTGGCACTTCCAAGTTCAGGTGGGTGAACGTGTAATGGCCATTCGTACCCTGCCTATCCGGAGTCGCCAATCACCGGGCCTGTGGAAGCGGACTTGTTCCGCCGCGCGGGGAGTCCTGGACCACGCTCGACCGGTCCTCCGAAACCTCGTCGCAATGCCCCTCTCGGTCTTGGGCTACTCCGCAATCGACATCGGTGTCTTCCAACTAAACATTGCTGCCGGGTGGATTGTGACCGGTGCCTCCTTGATCTGGCTTGAGTACCTCATCGCGGACGAGGAGGACTGATGAGCGAGCCGCTCCTGACCGTTCAGAAGCACGTGGCGTACATCAACGTTCCGGAAGAGCTACTGATGGACGCTGGTGTCGTTCCTGACACTCGGGTGCACAAGCCAATCTCTCGGCGCACACGACTTCGTTGGTGGGTATCGGGCAGACGAGAGGCTTTCGCCCAACTCGCTTACCACATCATCTCTGGTGATGCCTTCCCTGAGCGGGAGGACTACTGGTGAAGTCGGGATTGCGTAAGGCGTTCAACCAGAGACCCGAAGGTCATCCGGAACTTCCAAGTTCCTTGGATACCAAGGTGTCCAATGAGCCCAAGTCACCCAAAGTCGTAGTCTCGAAAGAGGTCCACGACATGGTGGTGAGCTAGCCGCACAAGAGTGGCTAGCTCTTATCCGAGAGGTGGAGAGGAGGGAGAGGGCTGGTGAAGTCGGGATTGCGTAAGGCGTTCAACCAGACCAAGACCCCCGTTCCTATTCCGACTCGCTACCAGCAGTACGCCGGTGGGGGCCTGTTCCGCAACGATGACCGTGAGCTTCTGCTCCACGCAATGGAGGCACTGCCTGACGTATACGGTCTTGTCTCTCTGAACGCTTCCTCGGTCGCAAAGGTGAAGTGGCACCTCTACCGGAAGCAGTCGGACGGTCGGCGGCGTTTTGGTCCAGTCGAGGAGGACGAGCGTAAGGAAGTCCTCGTTCACCCCGCGCTGTACATCTGGGACAACCCGAACGACTTCCACACGCAGCGGGCGTACGTCGAGGGCTTCAGTCAGCACCTGGAGTTGGCAGGCGAGGCGTACTGGGTCTTCAGCTACGTCGGCTCCAACCCGACGTCGATGTACTACGTGATGCCGCACCGTATGCGACCTGTTCCTAGTACTACCACTCTTATCCAGGGCTGGATCTACACCGACCCTGATGGCCAGGAGCACCCGCTGAAGTTGTCCGAAGTCGTCGGACCTCCTGCTCTCTCGTTCCCGTGTCCTTGGGACGTGTATCACGGCTTGAGCCCAGTAGCAGCTGCCCTCGTAGACATTCGGAACGCCCGCGCTAGTGGTGAATGGTCCGCAAACTTCTTCCGCAACTCGGCCTTTCCTGGCGGCTTCATCGAGGTTCCTAACAGTTGGTCGGAGCCGGAGTTCGACGAGTTCACCGACCGCAATCGGGAGCTACACCAGGGCATTGCTAACGCTGGACGGATTGGTCTTCTGGAGCACGGCGCTCAGTGGAAGCCGAACCAGATGAACATGCGCGACATGCAGTTTGTGGAGCTGCGCAAGACCTCAGGTGACAACCTACGGCGTGGCTTCCGTACGCACAAGCACATGCTCGGCGATGTCGACGACGTGAACCGGGCGAACGCCGAAACGGCCGAAGACCTCCACGCGCGTTGGACGATTACCGACCGTCTCGACAGGGTTAAGGACGCATTGAACGGCCCGTACCTGAAGCTGTTCAAGGCCAACACCAGTGTTGAATTCGATTACGAGAGTCCGGTTCCCGAAGACCGTGCGGCGGAGAACCAGGACCTAACGACACGTACCAATGCGTACGTGGCCCTCACAGGCGCGGGCGTCGATCCCGCTGACGCTGCGGATGTCTGTGACCTTCCTCCGATGACTCACACGCCTCCTGCCGATCCGCCTGCTCCTCCACCCGACCCTTCCGCCGATCCAAATCCGGATGCGGCACAAATGATGGACGAGATCGACGCTTTCCGGCGTACCCTTTACAACCTGGCGAGGCAGTAATGACGAGCCTAACGACCTTCCGAGAGCTGCGGAACCTGAAGCGCAAGGCCAAGGGCAACTGGTACAGCATTACCAACCAGGCTAACGGTCCCACGAAGATCGACATCTTCGACGAGATCGGCTACTGGGGCATGACGGCCCAGGATTTCGTCAGTGAGCTTCGGCGCTTGGAAGGCGACCTGGAGATCCACCTGAACAGTCCGGGCGGCGAGGTAATGGATGGT